TACCACCACCATTATAACCCTTAAAAACACCGTACCCCTTGTATCTGATACTTTTAGCACCTGTATTATTTACATTTAGAGTGGCTTTTGTTGTTGAGTCGTGTGCATATGTAAATTTGATAAACACACGCACACCTGTAACAAGTTTAAAATTCGTTATGGAAACTGTTTTTGCTACTGTACTTCCACTTGTATTGCATACCGCATAAGGTGGTTGTTGCCATACAGGAGCACCACTACCATTACTAATCAAATTATACCCTGCCGTTCCCACACTCGTTGGTGCATACCACGACTTGCTTGCCGTTGCCGAACCGTTATAGCTTGATGATAAACCATTCATTGTCAATGTAAGTGAATTGGGATTTTGCATTGATGTAGGCTTGTTGGATAGGTCTGTGTATGACCCCGTAAACGCCACTGTTTTTAGGTCAGTAAAAAACTTTTTTATTTTGCCGAACAATGTACTCAGCGTTTCACCGGAAGTTATATTAACTCGTGTGCTTGCCTCTGTAAATGTCGGTTGTTGCAAATTCTTATCCGCCTCTGTTCTTGCGGTTTCTTCATTTGACAGTTTTGACTGAATTTCAGTAATGCACTTACTTACCAAACTCCAAAACCAATTAAAAACATTTGCCGACGGTTTATATCCGGCTTTAAATCCGTCGTTTTTTAGACTGTCACTCGGTTCTGTACCGCTATTCTTCCACTCGGGCAATTTATTATTAAAATTCATACAATTCCCTCCTTAAATATTTCCCAAATATCCGCCATGACCATTGCCATCGGCAAATCCGACTCCGATATTATATTCATTTTCACTTTCAGCAAATTCAAATGTCCCTGTATATTCATACGAATATGTTACAGACAGATGAGCGGGTTTCAGATCCTCGATAATATTCTTAATCACACTTTCAGGCACATTCGGTTGATGAAAAATCACCGTAAAGCTATAATTCGGAATATCTTCGGAAATATCCGCCAAAATGCTGTAACTCTCAATCACCGCTTTCAGATTTGCCCTTGTCGAAGTCTGTGTTCCGCGCAGTCTTGTTTTGATAAGACTTTTTCTCACTTCAATGGTATCGGCAATTTCTGATATACCCAAACTTTTTTCATATTCTCTTACGGCATCTTCATCGGCACTGTCAATAAATCTGTTTTTCATAAACATTTCTATCAACTCATACAAACGTTCAAATTCAGCATTGACGGGTGTATTTAATGCTTTTATATACCGTGACTTTTTATAGTACGATGGTAAATTCTGTCCTACATCAGCCAACGGCAACACCCCCAAGAACGGCAATTTCAGTTTCGGATATTGCGATATTTTCTGTTTTTGAATTGACTTTCAAATTTGAATAATCATCAACACCGTCTGTATTCAATATGGTTTGACCTATTTTTGCATATGACACATATCCGTTTGCAAAAGACACATCACGCAAATAACTTCTGATATTCGATTTAATACTTTCAATCGTGCTTTCGTCCACATCTGCCGAAAACGTAACATTTATACTTACTGCCGTTGCAGTGGTAACGGTCACATCTGCACCTATCGGGCATTGTTCATCTATATAACTCTGTACCTTATTTATAAGCTCACTTCCGGCAAGTTGTTTTTCACTGTCAACGATTATCACTTTAACCGTTCCTGCTCCGTTCCACAACGGCAAGCATTTTGCGTCACCCACTCCGTCAACTGATTTTGCCCAAGAGATATACTGCCACTTATTTCCGCTTGTTATAGGATGCGAAACATATTCGGTAAAACGCTTTCGCAGTTCAACATCACTTTCTTTGTCACTGCCTCCTGTGGTTGAAATTTCATTTGTTACGGATATAAGTCCTTGAATCGTAACCGGAAATCTGTTTATTTTCCCTTTTTCAACATTGCCTTTTACTCCGGCGCTGTCACACACAATTCGTACCGTTACACTTCCGTCGTTTGGTATAATCGCATTTTCGGTTATATTAAATATAACATTACCTGCCGCCACCTTTTCACCGACAGACACTTTTGCTCCGACGTTACCGCTTACAGTCACACAGCCTGTTGCATAGCTTGCCTCTTTGCGTTCCAATCCAAACTCACCTACACGCATATCAAGATACTTACCCGTAGCGGTTGACGCATAAAAATAGGAGTCAAGAGATGATATAATATCATAAACATTCTCAAACTCCGTTGCCGTTGATTTTTCTATATCGTATGTATAAGTTCCCGATGACGTATCATATCTTGACGGTATCTGCAAAAGCATACGTTCAAGTATTGTATCAATAGTTTCAGCCATTATATCGCCCCCTTAACGTCATTTATATCGCCGTACACGCTGTTTACGGTAAAAGATACTGTAAGCAGTGAGCCGTCTACTTCCATATTAAAGTTATCAATACTCACTATATCTTCATTTGCGGTAAGCATTTCGGTTATCTCGCGCTTGACTTCCGAACGGATGTAGTCACGATTGTAATTCTTTCCGACAAAAGTATCTTCTATATTTATACCGTATCCTGTACCGTTATAAATTTTATATCTGCCCTTTTGCGTATTGAGTATTTTTTGCACCCAATTTTTTATACGTTCCCTGCCGACCGTCATTTTCGGACGACCGTTTATAATAATAAAATCGCCCTTTTGAAAATCAAATGCAGGTTCTGTTTTTGTGTAATCAGCCATTCTCCGTCACCCCCAACACCAAATATCTGTTATTGCCTCTGTACGGAATCATTGCAACTTCTCTGCCTTTATAAACATATCGTCCGTCAATATCCTGTTTGTATAAATCAATAAGACTTTTTATATGGTCCTTAGTCAGAATTATTTTAGAGGTGAATTGTATTTTAAGGTTCGGTAGCTCAATTATTTTACCGAATACGACAAAATCACTCGTTGCGTTTTCACGGTCCTTAAACATCTTTGCAAGTGTTTCGACTCCGTTTTTCATACTAATCTCTCCATATCAATTTTATTGTAGTGAACACCGTTTTTTATACTGTGCTGACTGCTTGTAATCACATATTTAACACCGTCTTTTTCTATCGTACTTCCGGCTCGTGTATAGCTTGTCAGCTCCTCTATTATTTCACCGGAATACGTTTCATCTTCCTTATTCAGCTCGCCAAGATTTTTCTTTGCCAAGTCCGACGCATTATCTCCGTCATTCATTTTTACCACTTCTTGCAGAAAGCCGTATTTTGATATACTCTCCTCGGCTTTCAGAGTAGTCATAACGTCCGTATCTGTTATCACCTTAACACTGTTCTTCATATTCTCAATACTGCCTTTATGCTCAATATTACCCATATACTGTACTGAGTTTTTGAGTTCGGTATTCGGCGATATTCTAAACTTCGGCTCGACCACCTTATCATTGCACAAATATATACGCATACCGTCGGGTACAAAGTCAAAGTTATACCCGTTTCCGCACTTATCAAGAATATCCTTGATAACGTCCGATACGGGCTTGTCGATATATATTTGAGTTATAAGCGTACTCAATTCGGGAATAAGCACAATCGGAATGTATAAATCGTTGCATATTTTCTTTATGCAGTCATCGGCTCGCATAGATGTAAACTGATATGTGTCGGTGGTTTTGTTCAGATACCACCCTACATCAACGGCAGTATATTTGTTTTCATACATTGCTCCGTCGTCAACCTCGATTATTACACCTCTGAAATCTTCTTTATCTCCTCCGCTGTACCTCATAATATCGCCCATTTTTGGTATGTATATATTCATATACTTCATTTCTTTAGGTTTCGGAGTGCTGAAAGACATCGTTGTCGCAAGTGTATTTTTTGTATTTGTCCACGATATATCTCCTATATGCTTTGATACGTCTGTATCATTTACCACTACTTTCAAAGCACCGTCTAACAGCATAGGTGCTTGTTTGAAAATCGAATTGTGGATAGGTATTTTTTCGTTGGTATCCGCAAAATGATATTCTTTTTCACCGGATGTACTTCCTGTACTTCCGTATGTCGGCTCTGTATCGCTTGTCCAAATTCTCACAACACGGGCAGAGCGGTTAATCCCTTCAGCCTCTAATGCAGATGTGAATTTTTCATTGCCTATCACAACATTTCCGTCAATGATAAACTCCGTCATATTTGCGTCACTGCCTGTGTGATACATATGTCGGCTGTCGGTTTCGCTATCTTTCTTTTCGTCACCTTTGACTGCGTATATCACTTTACCGTCGTCAAATTCAATCTTAACAAACGTGCCGTCCGGTCCGTAATACGAACCGAGTGCCATACAAATAAAATCTTTGTACTTTCGCAATCCGCCGTTTGACGTACTGCTGTCACTGCCCCACAAGTATTTATATCCGCTTGCTTGACTGTTCGTATATGTTTGGTATGCCATATATGATTTAGTTGCGAGCGACTTTCCGATGTTCGGTATTTCTCTCTCAACCCAGTTTGCAATATAACCGCCTCCGTCTTTGGTATATCTGAGTACACAATCCCACGGATAATTTCTGTAAGGCACGTTGGTAACAATACCGAATGATGTTCCTCTTGCCTCAACGGTTGTTCCGCCGTCCGCCTGTACCAAAGCGGTATGGTCTGCTTTATTTAAAAGTACATCACCTTTTAACATACCTGCTCCGTTTGACAGATTACAGGACGACGTTACGTCTTTAAATCCACACGAAATAAAAACGTTATACATATCCCCCGTATATGTAGCACCATTATCTTTAACAGGCACTCCTACATTTTGATATGCCGTTATAACAAAAGAAGAACAATCATAATGCGGTCCCCATCTCACGTCTTGACTGTACCAATGACTGTCGTCATTTGCAATATCTGTCGCCCATTGAACTGCATTATCAATTACACCCATATAAACCTCCTTTTCGGCATACAAAAAAGTACATCGAAATTCGATGTACTTTCTAAGCCTTATTTGAAATTTTTAATTTGTCTTTTGTTTTATTATATTACAAAAGGAAAATATTGCAACATTTTTAATCACCGAAACAACCTGCATTATCCATAATAACAAGCAAACGTATCATACTCTTTGTCAAACCGTATCCGTCCTCGCCGTCACCGTTTAGATAGCCTTTTCTTTTTACCTTTTCAATAGTCGCCTCTGCCCATGACGGCATAATGTCAACCGTATAATTTTCAAATCCGTCTGTTTTGTCAATAATAACAAGTGTACGAATAATATCCATTGTAAGACCGAGTTCGTTATCGTCTGTACCACTTATAATACCTCTGTCCATCAGCTTTTGAATAGTCGGTTTAGCCCAAGACGGCATATTATCGTCCATATAGTTATATATCATTGTGTTTTCAACACTGCTAAGCCTTTCTTCTATATTATCAATTCTCGCCATTATTTCATCATACTGCGCCACTGTCAACCCCTCCTGTACATCGTTTAAAAGATTTACTTCTCCAAGCTCGATTGAATAATTCAAATCGCCGCCTGCGCCTACACTGTAATCAAACTTATCTATTGCCGCCGCTGTATTTATATCAACATTGCAAATACCCGTGGAAGTAATGACAAGCCTTATCGGAAGTTTACGTTTACGCCAATTTTCAATCTTGTCTGCGTATTCCTGCCCTTTCATACTTCTGTCCCTTAAATACGGATAGTCGGTCATCGGTAAG